AAAATATGTTACTATGAATATCATTATAATGGAGCATCAATTGCATTTTCCAACTAACGCCTTTCTTCACCGTGGTTCGATTTATTATACAGGTTATGATAATGGCGAGCGCATCAAGCGCAAGGTAAAATACGAGCCATATCTATTTTTCTCATCTAAATCAAACAAGGCTGGCTGGAAGACACTCGATGGGAAACCAGTTGACAAAAAAACATTTGATAACATTCCTGAAGCTAACAAGTTTGTTCGTGAACACAAAGACATTTCCAATTTTAGTTTTTATGGTAACACCAATTATCTCTATACCTGGATAAACGACACTTTCCTCGGTCAAATGCAATATGACTCTTCGTTGATTAACGTCATATTCCTTGATATTGAGGTGGCGTCTGATGAAGGTTTCCCAAACTATCGCAATGCCATCTTCCCTATAACTGCAATCACCATATCCAAACACGGTAAGAAGATTACATTTGGTTGTAAAGAATACAAACCAAAGTCAGCAGACGTCGCGTATTTTCATTGCAAAAATGAAAAGGATATGCTGCAGAAATTTATTACTGTTTGGAACAACCCACAATATAATCCTGATGTGTTGACAGGCTGGAATGTAGAAGGATTTGACATTCCATATCTGTATAATAGAATCACTAATCTATTTTCCGAGGACTATGCCAACAAGTTATCTCCTTGGGGATTTGTTGAAAAGAAAGAAGTTCAGTATAAGTTTGGCGATAGAACAGAGATTGTATATGACCTCAAGGGCATTTCAACGCTTGATTACTTGGCTTTGTATAGAAAATTCTCATTCAAAAACCAGGAGAGTTATTCGTTGAACTTCATTTGTTCGGCTGAAATTGATGAAAAGAAAACTGACTATTCAGAACACGATAGCTTGTTGGAATTGTACAAGAATGATTATGAGAAATTCATAGACTATAATATCAGAGACGTTGAACTGGTTGAGAAGCTTGATGATAAGCTAAAGATTCTAGAGCAGGTTTTTGCTATAGCATATGATGCTAAGGTCTTGTATGCTGATACTTTGACTACGCTTAGAATGTGGGACACACTGATTCACAACTATCTGTTGGAGCAATATATTGTTGTTCCGCCAGTCAAAAAAATTCCATTTGCTGAGATCATTGGTGGTTATGTAAAGGAACCACAAATTGGTATGCACAAATGGGTTGTTTCGTTTGACTTGACCTCACTATACCCTCACCTTATTATGCAGTATAATATTGGGCCTGATACTTTTGTTAAGAAAGTCCCAGCAAATTGTATGCCGGGGTATAATGTTGAAAATGTTATTTCGTGGATATTGAAAAACGAGTTAGATAGTGTAAACAAATATTTTGATAGATATGATGAAGATGTTGCTGTAACAGCCAATCTATGTTGTTATAGAAAAGACAAACAAAGTTTCCTTGGCGCATTGATGGAAAAGGTGTATCAAGATAGGTTCAAGTACAAGAAGCTTATGATTGAGGCACAGCGGGAATACGAAAAAACAAAAGACCCAGAACTAAAGAAAAAGATTGCACAATATGATTATATGCAGATGGCCAAAAAGATTCAGTTGAACTCTGGATATGGAGCATTAGCCAACCCTTATTTTAGGTTTTATGATCCTGATAACGCTGAGGCTGTTACCGCCACTGGCCAGTTAGCAATTCGATGGGTTGCCGATCGTGTAAACAAATATATGAATAAGTTGCTAACGACAGAAGGTAAAGATTATATCATAGCAAGTGATACTGATTCCATTTATCTGTCATTCAATGAAATTGTTGAGGATAGATGGAAAGGTTGTTCTACAGACCAGATTATCAACAATATCGACGCTGCATGTAAAAATTCAATAGTTCCTTACATTGATAAGTGTTATGTAGCTTTGGCCAAGTACACCAACGCATACAAGAATTGTATGGTTATGAAGCGTGAGTCTATTGCTGAGAAAGCAATTTGGACTGCTAAGAAGCGCCATATTTTGAATGTATGGGATTCTGAGGGTGTGAAATATGACAAACCCAAATTGAAAATTCACGGCATCGAATCTGTTCGTTCGTCAACACCATCATCGTGCCGAGAAAACATCAAAAAAGTATTGAATATTATTATGAATGAGGACCAGGCATCCCTGATTAAATTTGTTGAAGATTTCCGAGAAGAATTTAAAAAATTACCAGTCGACGAAATAGCATTTCCGCGTAGTATTTCAGGAATAAAAAAATATAAAGATACATCCTCACTCTATAAAAAAGCTTGTCCTATCCAAGTCAAGGGCGCGTTAATATATAATCATTTACTTTCTGAGAATAAACTTGACAAAAAGTTCCCTATGGTGTATGATGGTGATAAGATAAAATTTGTGTATTTGAAAATGCCAAATCCAGTACACGAATATGTAATATCTTTCACAAGTATTATACCTGAGCAATTCGGACTCAAAAAATATCTGGATTACAACACCCAATTTGAAAAGGGATTTTTGGATCCAGTTAGAACAATAACGGATGCTATTGGTTGGAAGCTTGAGCATGTAACGTCGTTGGAGGATTTTCTATAATGAATATGTGGGCACGGCTAAAATATATGTGGGCACGGCTAAAATGCTTTTGTTTTGGCCACGATTTTTTACATACCAATACCGGCATTTTGGAACTATGCTATAGATGTGGGTGGGACTACACAACATGCCCGCCCACTCCTCCAAGGAAATGAAATAATGACCAAATGGATAGTAAAATGGGAAAATGGGAAAACACAAACCTTTGTTCCATATGATTCTATTGGCTTTACAACCTTCATCAGACAGGGATTGCAGGCAGGAAAAGTAACTGTTAATGGTATTGAGTATGAAGAAAAAGAAGATGGATGGGTTGGGCCAAAATGACCAAAATTGAGAATGTAAAATGGCTGTAGTTATAACCGACGAAATGTATGCGAAGATCGAGGAGGATCTTAAATTGGTCAAACAAGGACCTCCTGAGTGTATATGTCCGGCTAAACGTGATATGATGGTTTACACACGTTGGGCTGATATGGAAAAAGGAGAAATTCACGGTGGATGGAAATGTATGGCGTGCGGATATGAAATTCCATTTGTCCGCATCAAGGGGGACGGAAAAAATAAATGAAGCTCGTAATTATAGAGTCGCCATATGCTGGTGATATTGTAAAAAATGTAGAATATGCTAGGGCGTGTATGCATCATAGTTTGACCTTGGGTGAAGCTCCAATAGCATCGCATCTGCTTTATACACAACCAGGCATTTTGATAGATGAGGACCCAGAAGAACGCCAATGGGGAATTGATGCTGGCTTAGAGTGGGGGAAACACGCTGAGCTTACTGCGATTTATGAGGACTTGGGAATTTCTAGAGGAATGGAATATGGTATTAAAAATGCTATGGAGAACGCACGTCCTTTAGAATATAGAAAATTAGGAGGAAAGTGGAGTGGCTAAACAGGATCACGCGGATTTATTAAGTGTAGATGCTAAAGCTGTTCTATATCCAGAGTATACTGATTTTGAAAACCTACAACGATACAATCCAGAGTATTTGAATACCCCAGAGGGACAAAAGCTACAGGTGAGAAAGACTGGTAGTGTAAAATGTTATAAACCAATAGAGGAAAAAAAGGAAAAGAAAATGTCGCTTGCTAAAAGAATTTTGAAGAATAGTACTATTAGTATTGCTAACACATTAGAGAATAGTATATTTTTCACCGAGAGAGACGTAATTACAACGCCAGTACCTATGATAAATGTAGCACTGTCGGGGAAGTTGGATGGTGGGCTAACAACTGGTGTTACAGTGTTGGCTGGCCCAAGTAAGAATTTCAAGAGTGGCTTTGCGTTGTTGTTAGCATCGGCATATCTAAAGAAATATAAAGAAGCAGCGCTGTTGTTTTATGATTCAGAGTTTGGAACACCCAAGAGTTATTTTGATACATTCTCAATTGAAGCTAATCGTGTTATACATACACCTGTAACTGATATTGGTGAACTAACACACGACATTATCAATCAGCTCAAAGGT